TGGAATTGGCAGACACACAGGACTTAAAATCCTGCGGTAGGTGACTACCGTGCCGGTTCAAGTCCGGCCCTCGGCACCATAGCTCACACATGCCGGTGTGGCGGAATTGGCAGACGCGCACGACTCAAAATGCGGTTTACCATTCCGATGACATAAACGCTAATATGACGGGCGATCTACGATTTGTAGGTCGCTCTTTTTGCGTTATATGCGTAAGATTCCGTTGTTTTGTCGCCGACGAATAAAATTCGGAGGTGCAGCGATGGCACGACGGTCAAATAAGTTGGTAACCGATCAAGCATCGGACAAGCCCGAAATTGAATTGACGGATTTTGAGACGGCTTTTAATTCGTTTATACGCGAATGCAAACTGAAGAACTTATCGAAACATACCGTTAAGTATTATCGCGACGAATTACTCGCCTTTCGTACGATGCTTGAACGGCAGGGAATTTCGACAAAACCCGGCGATATCACACTGAAAATTATTAAGGAAAACGTTATAGTCTACATGATGGAAACGTTAAATCGAAAGGAAACTTCGATCAATACGCGGCTGCGGGCGATTCGAGCGTTCTTTAATTTCCTCGAAAAAGATCGCCAAATTTACGAAAACCCGGTACGGGAACTTTCGCTCTTGAAGCAGAAGAAGGAAGTTGTAGAAACGTTCTCACGCGACCAATTAAAGGACTTACTGAGACAGCCGGACTTAGGGACGTTTACTGGTTTTCGCGATTATACGATCATGCTCTTACTTATTGAAACCGGTGTACGGGTTCGGGAGTTGACGGATATTTGCGTTAAGGATATTCGGTGGGAAGATTCGCAAATAAGGATCGATGGGAAGGGATATAAAGAGCGACTTGTACCGATACAAGCGACGATGAAACGCCAGTTAAGGAAGTATGTACAAATACGCGGAGACGTACCGAACGAGGCTTTATTCGTTACGATAGATAATACTCCGTTGACAATCCGCCAGGTACAAAACCGTTTAAGACAGTATGGACGAAAGGCGAATATTAAAAACGTTAGATGCTCGCCCCATACCTTCCGGCACACCTTTGCGAAAATGTCAGTACAAAATGGAGCTGACGTCTTTGCGCTTCAGGCCGTTTTGGGCCACACAAGTCTCGATATGGTTCGGAATTACGTTAATTTATTCAGCAGTGATGTCATGGATGCTCACAAGAAATTCAGCCCCGTAGAGAAATTGTTTTAACCTCGTCTTTTTAGGCGAGGTTATTTTTTTTGTTTAAAAAGCCGTCCGATCCGAGAAGTTTATGTGCAACTTATAATGAACACATAATTTTTTTGAAATTGATGTCCCAATAATAAAGATTGACTACGTGTTTTATAAGTGAAGGCAGAAGAAATTTCGAATTTATTGTGCGGTTTTGATAAGTCACGGGTATTATTTCGTGAAGGAGGTCATGAAGAATGGCAAACGAACTTGATAAGTTCCGATACGAACAGTTAGACGATAGCACAGCAGAATTTCTTCGCATCAAGGAGTCTAAAATGCGTGAGATCGTCGGGAAAGCATATACGGATTTAGGCCGGGAGTTAAAGGAAGCCCAAGAAAGGTTATCCAACCATAATAAATACAAAGGAGCGTTTGAAAAGTGGCTTCATCATATTGGTATGAATCGTGAACAGGCTAACCGATTGATCCGAAGATTCGATCTCGTCACAAATTGTGACAACATCCAAGCCAATATACTCGAAGACCTCCCCGTCTCATTAACGTACGAAATCGCACGCCCATCCGCAGAGTCAACCGAACCGAAACGCCAAGCTAAACAGGCGGTCCTAAATGGCGAAGTTAAAACGCTAAAGGAGTACCGGGAACTATTGGCGGAGAAGGAGGCGGCAGAGGCAGCGCTTAAGCAAGCGGAGCGGGAAGCGGATATATTGCGTGACAAACTCGAACGAGTCGAAGAAGCCGAACCGGAAATTCGGACGGAATACGTCGAAGTTAAAACGCCCGATCCGGAACTCGTCGCTGAAAACGAACGATATAAAGAATTGTTCGGAGACATTTCGATGTATGAAGGACGGACAACACGCGTGACTAACGGAGACGCGATCACGTATACCGTATACGAGTTTTCCGAAGATGTTCGTAAGTTTGTGGAAAAGTACGGTCATTTGACGCATTTCTCTCGGGAGTTTAGCGAAATGATTGACGAAGGCAAAGAAGAATATAGGAAAGCGATTCATGCGATGCAGACGCTTATGAGATCGATTCAAGGTGCTATGGACGAAAAAGAACCGATCATTATAAACGGATAAAGGAGCGATTTAAATGTTGACAATCAAAAACGTAAAAGACGGCGGAGTAGCTTATATTTTCGGAGCTGAATACGCAGGAGTTGCGAAGGCAATGTTCCCTCGATTTGCGGAAAAATTGTTAGGCGGTGAAGAAAGTGCGGCATTGCCGGCACCTAAGAAACAACGCACGCTGGCCGATGTCAAGAACGCCGTAGATAAACCGCAATCTGATACTCGTCTATGCCGTTCGTCAAAATTGACAGGGAAGGCTCTTCATCGAGAGATTTCACAAGTAATGTTTCGCGCAGAGACTTTATTCGGTCTTAGTAGAAGAAAGGTATGGGGCGAGCTGTACGAAAAGCTTCGTCAAGAAACAGGCGTAGATCCTAAAAACGTCAAAAGAAGCACAACGAAAGGGATACAGGGAGGTCCTTCAAAATTAAGCACATATTTAAAAGACGGTTACGGTCAGCGCTTAGTAGAAATCGCCTATGAAATCTACGACAGATATGAGGCGAGATCATGACAAACGAACATCAACGACTCGTCTCAGTCGAATCGCAGTCCGAATATAATCTAACGTCCGGCAAGTCCGAAACACGCATCTTCGTTAAAATGTACGTCGATGCTGTTAAGAAAGGACTAATCGCGGACATCGGAGCCGATCGTTGGCAGACGTTATGCGTCCTCTCGTCGTTCATGAACGAAAAGGGCGAATGTTACCCGACGCAGGATCAGATCGCTAAGGCGCTGAATGTGCGAAGAGAGGCCGCAAACAAACGTATTAAGGCTCTTTGTGATTATCGTTGGCAAGGGCGTCCGCTAGTCGTAAAGCAGAAGACGAGAGACCCGAAAACGCAGCGATGGGAAAACACGCGATACACGATCATGCCGATCAGCCAGCTTGCGATTTTTGACGGAAGTTCAGAGGAATTACCGGAGCCACGTGACGAGTAACCACACATGGCTGATCCATATATGGCTAGACAGCACACTAACAAGAACCATCTTTTAACTAGAGCCATTAAGAACTAGATAAATAATAGCGCTCATATACATTCGCGCGGATATTCTTAATAAAAGATATATCGCGATAAATGAATATCTGCAAGAGTGAGCGAAAGCGAACGAATTGCTACGGTTTTATAAATAATTAACGAAGGAGATGACGAAGTTGACGGAAGAACAAACGAATGAATTAAAGTCGTCCATCGAATTTTTACTCGACAATATGGAGCTAGTCGCCCGCCAAGTCGAACTGAACGCGGTGCTGATGCGAAAAGGAAAAGACGCACTTATCCGCGCAGGATTCACCGAAGACCAGGCGCTTGAAATTATCAAAGCGAGAGGAGCGATGTTGTAATGCCGATTGAAATCCCGATTTCCCCCGATTACAAACTCACGTCAGACGAACGCAATATCATCGTCAACGAACGTTATTTCACCGATCCAACGAAAGCGCCGAACTGGCCGAAGCGGCTCGCCGAAAATCCCGACTTAGATCCGTCGCCGATCGCACGTTGGCGAGAGATCGCGTACCTCCCATCGGTTGATCGCGCAATCGAGTTCGTCATGGATCGGCGGATTAAATTATCGGACGCCAAGACGCTGGAAGAGCTCGCACGAATTATACGGGAATTTCGCGGAGAATTAGCGGCTTTGCTGATGATCGAGGGCAATCGTAAGGGCTGACGTTAAAACGACGGAGAGGAGGCGAAAACGTGGCGGATGATACGAGACGAATCTCGGAGCTTACCGTTATAGAACGCGAGAAATTAGCTGGGATTGCGCGGGATAACACTAAGCGAGGTGAAAACGGTCTAACAGTCATCGAAAAAGATGACGAATGGAGAGACGGGGATTAATAAAGCGGAATGGAGGCGTTAAAATGACGGACGAAATCGCAGACCTACGCTGTACCATAGCCGAATTGATTGCGGAAAACGAGCGGTTGAAGGAAGAAAACGAGCGCTGGGCTAGAGAACTCGCGGCTATTCGCGATATGCTGCCGAAAGATTACGGATTCGAGGAAGGCACACTCGAATATGCGGTAGCTTATCCGGAGGGCGTAAGAGACCTCGTAAAGCAAACGATCGAGCGGATGCAGGCGTCGGATAAGTTCAACGAGTACCTGTACGAAGAATCCGACGAATACAACGTTAAACTTATTAAAATGCTCGCGGATTGCTTGCCAGCTTTGGACGAAAGTAAGACGGACTATACGGAATTATCAAAAGAGATCCGGGAGATATACGAGGCATTCTCAGTATAAGGAGGACGAATAGGTGAGCGAAATTAAAAAGCCGGTAATTACGAAGGAGCAGGCGGAGTTATTTGAAAAGTTACGAGAAGTGTATACAGACGAGGAGTTGGTCGCAAGGTATATCGATAATGAGCTGGCTTTATTCGACCTTGGGTTTACGGACTTTTTAGCCGCATTAATCAACGGATATGAAGTCGAGAAGACGCCGGAGGAGAAGGTGCGGGAGTATTACGAAGAGTCGCAAAAACGTCGCAGAGAAAGACGAGATGCGGGGGATATTGAAGGCATGCGATACAATTCCGGGAAGACGGACGGAGTGAGGACTGCGCTTAATATTCTCGGAATCAAAATCGAAGGGGTGAATGCGTAATGAAAATTACGGTAACGTTATCCGAATCCGAGATTATCGCAATACTTAAAGATCATTTCAATCGGCAAGGTTTCAGTGTTTACGACTGGCAAATATACGAAGACCACCGTAAAGAGGTTAATTCTGATCTGCGAATGAGGTCGGAAAGTCTAGCGAATCTCTTACCGAAGGAGGACGAACGGTATGACTTCTAAATTAACGAAAGACCAACTCGAAGCGATCCGCCTAAGATACGAAAGATCATCTGGAGGGTATTGGATGGTTGAAGACGGGTGTTACGTCTGCGATGTGTCCAATACAAGAAAAGTGAACGACGGAGAGGATTATGTAGGTAGTGTAGTTATCGCTGATTGCGTAAAGGGGGAAGATGCAGAATTTATCGCTTTTGCTCACGATGAAGATATTCCTCGGCTTCTAAGTCACATCGAATACTTAGAGGAGCGATTAAAAAAGCTTAGTTTGAAATATAGCGTCGCGAATGATCTATTAAGTGATTTACATGAATACCTAGAAGACACTATTTATTGTTATGATGCTATTTATTACGAGTTAAGTAGCTATTTGAATGCCGAAATGGGTGACGAAAATGCCGACGACAGATAAACCGGTATCCAAATGGAATACGCGCGACTTTCAGGCGTATTTAAAGGCGGAGCATGAGCGGCTGTACGGCGTACCTTACGTTCCGATGCACGGATGGCAGGCCGAAGCGGGAATGCTCGGTCGTTGGGTCGGAACGAAGCGGAAGCCGGGCGAATACGGGCCGGAAGTAACGAAGCGATTCATCGATCTATGCTTTGCGGAATACAGGCCGAACCCGCAGTATCCGGGCATCAGTTTCGGTTGGATGAAAACGTATATGGGACGGAATTTGCAGCGGGCAGTTGCGGAAATCAAGGCCGAAGCAGCAGCGCAACAAAGGCGGGAGCAACAGGCGGAAATCGGTGACGACTTTTATTAAACGGAGGGATTGCGAGATGACTGAAACGAAAAAGTATGTGCGGATTTTGAAGGCGCCAAATAAATCTAGTTGGTATGCGAATAAAATCGGTCAGGTGTTTGAAGTTGATCGCGAAGGATACACATATTTAATACGAAAAGGACCGCACCACCTGACGGCAATTCGAAAAGAAGACGCCGAACTCATCGTCACAGAAAAGCGACCAGCCAAGGTTGGCGATAAAGTTTTAATCCTCGACGATTTCAACGAACCAAGGTACATGCTTCACGATGTTGTTCCGGTTATAGGCGGTGTCGATGAACACGGCGTTGCAGTGCGAAAGTCGGGAGAATGGCCAATATTCTTAAACAATGAACAATACGAAGTCATCGTCAATAACGAAGTTAAAAACGAGGAGGCTGACGAAATGGAACGATATGATACTGCGGTAGAAACTGCGAGAGATGCTATCGAAGAATTACGGCTGGCGGCATATGCAAAAGGGTACGAAGATGCGAGACGAGACTTACTGGCGCAGGCACCGGTTGGAAATGGCGCACAAGAACGCCGGGATGAAATCGTTGAGCAGGCGAAGGCGGATATCGCAAAATTGGCTCCAAACGGGGTGATTAAGCGCCCAATCGGTGAATGTGACGCTGAATTTATAGTCAACCGCAATAAGCGTACCGTTGTCGTATTAATTAAAGGGAGGTATTCCGGCAGAGTCTACGTAAAAGGAATTGCCAAGGCCGCACCGGACGACTGCTTCAACGAGCATATCGGCAAAGCTATCGCTCTTCATCGCGCACTCGGTATCGAAGTACCTGACGAATATCTGAACGCGCCGCAGCCGACTGAGGTTCGTGTGGGGGATGTTGTCGGTAGTTTCGAATTTAATGAGGTCGCGGATTATTACGGAAAAATCGTGGATGTAAGCGAGGATAAGGTTTTTTATGAGGATGGAGGATTCGATTATTTACCTACAGTAACGGAAGGAATTGATGAAGACGGAGAAGACTCGTTCTTAAAAATCATCGACGACAGCCGGATGGAGGTGGGCGAATGAAAATCGGACATTGGACGTTTGGCACACCGGAATACGTAGAGGCTACGAAATTGGCCGAAAGACAGGGACATACGGATGAGTTAATCGATAAAATCGAAGCTTTGACGGAAGAGCTCCATTCTAGCGACTATTACATTGGTTCTTATGAGCAACGAAGAAGGGTCACTTTAATAACGCATTTGCTTGCGGAATTGGTCTAACGAAAGGAGTGAACGCCATTGACTAACGAAAGAAACTGCGTCCTGGCTAACGGATGCAAAGCGGCCGGCACGTCCGCCTGTACTCGCCAATGCCCGCACTTCATCGCACTACACGGCGCATCGGGCAACGGCGGCCGGTCTGCGGCGGCAGGCTTACCGCGTGACTACCGGCTTACCACGCTCGCCAATTCGCCAGCCAGAGCGGGGCAGCCAGCGATATATAAATCGATGGAGAACTACGTCAAGACTTTCGAGCGTCAGTTTGAGCAAACGGAAGGCTATATCGAACCGGCTGACCGTATCAAGTCGTTGTATCTCTACAGCGCGAACTCCGGCACCGGCAAGACGACGACATCGGCGGCGCTCCTTAACGAATGGTTGCGCGTCCATTACAGCGGCTCGTTAAAACGCGGGCAGCAACCATTGCAGCGACCGGCCTATTTCCTCGATGTGAACGAATGGCAGACGGAATTCAACCTCGCAACCATGACGAACGACGAGGATGGCTTGACGGAGTTCAAACGAAAGATGACGCTGGCGATGTCGACTCCCTTTGCGGTGCTGGATGACGTTGGAGTGCGGGATTGTACGCCGGCATTTCGCGGCTATCTTCACGCAATAGTTAACGCAAGAGTAACGGACCAGTTGCCGACGATTTATACGAGTAACATCGCGATCGAACGGCTGCCGGATGTGTTCGGAGAGCAGCGACTGACGGATCGGATTCGAGATCTATGTCGCGTGATCGAGTTCGAAGGAGAATCGAAAAGGGGGCTACGGAGATGAACTTCTTCAGACGAAAGCGAATGCAGTCGCAATGTTTCCATGAGTGGAGAGTGCGGGATTTTTGTATAGAGTACGACTATAGTGGTGTACGTCCTGATCCTATCGAATTCTATGAAATCGGTTGTCAAAAGTGCGGAAAAAGTCGCCACATCGATCAATATCAATTTTCGCGAATGTGTAGTACCGGTATGATCGCGAGGGATTCCGAATGAAAACGGACATTACTTTCGGAGACCTGGTCGCAGTAGACGGATACCCTGACCGTATTTTCTACGTTGATGCGCGGCGTAAAGTCGAAGAGGAGGACGATATTGGTGCCTCCAATTACGTCGAGTTCGATCTGACTGACGCAATCAATGGCGAATGTATTGTCGCGGATTCGAGTGACTTGCGGTTGGTCTGCCGCAAACAGTACGCCGAACGATTCCTTGACGATTTTGATTACGAAAACTATCCGGAGCCGGAGGGAACAGCGTTTCACTTTGCGGAGTTACCAAATGAAGATCTTGTAACTAAGATTCGCGAAGGAATCGAAAAGGCGTGGGGTGGCATGACGAAAAAGCAATCGAAAGAGAAAACGAAGAAAATCGATGAGTTAAACGATTACAAACGTTTGGAAGCGATGTACGGTGATGCGGAATATAAGGCGAAGCAGGACGAGGTAAAGGTGAAATTAAAGCGGGAGGTCGAGCGATGATGAACGAATTACAAAAAGTATTCAATTATCAAGATCAACAGGTGAGAACGGTCGTTAAGGATGGAGAACCTTGGTTCGTCGCAAAAGATGTCTGCGAGATTTTAGGGATTAAAAATGCCACCCAAGCAGTAGCGAAATTGGATGATGATGAACGGGCTATGTTCAACATAGGTCGTCAAGGTAACACAAATATTGTAAATGAAGCGGGTCTTTACACTTTGATTCTTGGTAGCCGCAAACCAGAAGCCAAACAGTTCAAAAGATGGATCACTCACGAAGTCATCCCGACAATCAGAAAAACGGGCGGCTATGTCGCGAATGACGATCTATTTATTCAAACGTATCTGCCGTTTGCAGACGACCAAACAAAACTTTTATTTAGCGCAACTTTAGAGACTGTACGCAAGCAAAACGAAGTAATTTCCGAAATGAAACCGAAAGCGGAGGAACACGATCGTTTTATCGCCGCGACAAACGTTCAGACGTTGGAGCAGGCAGCCAAATCGCTTGGTGTTGGGCGTAACAAATTAACGTCATTTTTACGGACAATCGGCGTATTTGTTCGGAAAGAAGGCTCGCCGGTTCCTTATCAGCGCTACATCAACGAAGGCTATTTTAAAGTTAAACAATCACCGTCTAGGTATTACGGAGTTAACTTTGTACAGACGTACGTTACTGCGAAGGGCGTTTCTTTCATCGATAGGAAGCTGGAAGAGTACGGAGGAGCGAACACGCTCAACGCAATGAGGATGAAGGAAATCGAACATATAGCGTAAGAAGAGGAGGGATCGCGGATGAACTACGGTGTTTTAATGCTATCGAAGGTGATCGAACAGAACGATCCGAACGCGTTGCTGCGCTTTAATATTGCCGCCGAGGATCTGCCGACGGAAGGCGAACGCAAGGCACTCCGATACATCACGGAGTACGCGGAGAAACACGGAGGCCAGGCGCCGACTGCCGAAATGGTGGCGAATGAGGTGCCGGACTTCCAGCCGGATTTTAATATCGAGGCCAGCTACGATTACCTTGCGGAGAAATTACGGAATCAAGCGGCTTTGCGTGCCTTTTCCGAAGTTGTTAACGGTAAAGGAGACGGCGAATCTGAATTTATGAAACGGTGGGAAAGTGCGCAAGATAATCCGGAAGAATTTTTTACGTGGTTGACGGAGCAGGCCGAAAGGTTTAAAATGAGAACAAACGTTCGAGATACAATCGGTATCGATATAAAGCGAGATATCGACAAATTCAAAGCCGAATACGAAAACCGCAAGGCTGGCGAGTCTTTCCGGATCTGGCGCAGTAAGTTCGACTTCATAAACCGTGCTATGGGCGGCTATGTTTCATCGAACGTATACGTCATTTATGGGAAATCCGGCCGGGGAAAATCGGCGGTTGCACTAGCGGAAGCAATTAATTTCGCGATGCAGGGGGCGAACGTACTAATTTGGTCGATGGAGATGGGCTGGTACGAGGTTCTTGTCCGGCTCTACGTTTCAATTTCGGCAAGCATTGGCGTGACAAAAGCGAATCTTGATGGCGTCGATATTGAGGCCGGATTTAACTCGCGAGATGTTCGCCAAGGCAAGCTATCCGACGAATTCGAAGCCGGCTTTATGGAGTTCCTCGATAAGATGAACGAAATTATCCCGGGTAACATCATTGTCCGCGCGGTAGACGATGAGGACTTCGACTCTCGGAAACTGCGCGACCTGAAGGCGGATATCCTCGAAACGAAAGCCGACGTCGTGCTACTCGACCCTTTTTACTATCTCGATTACGAAAAGAACACGTCAAAGACAGCGGGCGGAGACGCGGCCAATACATCGATGAAGCTCCGTCGTCTGGCCGGACAAACAAAAACGACCATCTTTGCGCTAACGCAGGCGGAGGAAGGCGATGGTAAAGACGCAGACTCCGAATTAAAGCTGCCGAAGCGTAAGGACGTCAAGAAAACGAAAGCTTTGCTCGAAGATGCTGCGCTACTGATTGCGGTTGATACGAATGCAGAGGAAGGTCGAGGCCTGATCGGACTAAATAAAGGCCGGGATGGTGGCGAAGGAAAGGCCGCTGAGATCATTTATCTTCCGCAGTTTGGCGTCATTAAGCAGCTAGAAGGGGCGGATCAGTTCGATTTCTAGGTCGAAAGGAGTGAGACGGAAGTGCCGACATTGACGTTAAACGGCCGCCCGGTCGACGTCGACATACGTTATGAGCTCGAACAATTCGAATGGACGCGGCCAACCTGGACGGATGAGCGATTGCTGGCCGCCAGCCCTTTCCGTTATGACCGAACGCCGAGCTTTTACGTTTATCTCGAAGACACGGCGACCGCGAAGGCCGGCTATTGGGGCGATAGCGGCTATTATGACGCAGAGTATGCGCGGGGTGGCTTCGTTAAGCTGCTCGCCTTCTTGCGAGAAGAAACCGAGGAAGAGACGGTCGAATACCTGATCGATGCGTATGCGCCGGAATCGGATGATGGAAAACTTACGCTCAGGCTTCCGAAGCTGAAGCTAGCCAAGAATCGCGAACCGTTGAGCGAATCGATTCTTGACGACGTGGCTACGGGGCCTAACGATTATCTGAAAGGGCGCGGGATCATGCCGGCTGTCCAACGTTTAATGGGAGTCGGTATGGCTAGCGGTGCGGTTGCGCTGCCTTGGCGGTTGCCGAACGGGCGGCTCGCTAACGTAAAATACCGATCGACGCGGGGCAAGGCGTTTTGGTACGTCAAAGGTGGCTGGCCAATACGGGACCTTGTTTACGGAATGAATGTCGTGTATGAACGGCGGCTGACACGCGTTGTCTTATGCGAGGCGGAGATCGATGCGCAATCGTGGATGACGGCGGGGGTGCCGGCGATCGGGACCGGTGGGTCTTCGTTCAACCAACGGAAAGCGGACATTATCGTCCAGTCTCCCATCGAACACGTAACTATCGTGACGGATAACGATAAGGCCGGCGAGAAGTTGCGGGCGGAGGTCGAGCGTTATTTATACGGGAAAGTCGGACTGGCACACGGATATATTACGAAAGGAAAGGATGCGAATGAATTTTTGATTGCGAAGGGAAGAGCGGAGTTGAAGGCGGTGTATGAGCGTGCGGAGGACGTTAAGAGCTGGCGAGTGCAGTTACCTAAACAGCCAAGTCTTGCGTTGACGGGCGACACTTAATACCGTCAACGACCGACTGCCGTTATTCTTCGACGTCCCATTCGTACAGGTCGTCCATACCTCCTTAAAAAGAATGTATGTTCGATTTTTAGGTTAAAAAGAATTGTCAATCCACTCTATTACACCAAGTGGTTCAAAACAAATGGTGTATCCACCGTAGTTAACAGTAGCACCGTATTTTTCTTTATAGCGCTTAATGGCGTCATCTAAAAATTCTTCTGTAATCTCAAGGTACTGAGCAAGCTCATACCTATTTTTTATAGCTTCTTTGTGGGCTTGAACAATTTTGGACAAAGGTACTAGCTTTTCGTAAGCCCACGTTCTCGCAATTTTTTCTTGTCTTCGCTTTTCAATTGTATCTTGATCAACTATATCCCCACTCGATGTATAATAATGACCAAGTTCTTCGGCAAGTATACAAGTTTTTTCATAAGAGGTTTCCATGTTTTTATTAATCAAAATAACATTTTTTGAGTACAATCCCTTGAGTCTATGAGGCATTTGTTTTTCATAGGTGTCTATACCAAGGTGAGTAGCCTCCGAAAGTAATGTTTCGTACATCTCAACTACTCCTGTTGTTTTCTTTTTAAGCGGACAAACTCTTTGAAACGTTCGATCTCCCTTAACTCTTCTTCTGTCCAATCTTCACCATCGTGATGAGCGGCTATAGTATCTATGTCGTATTGGCCTTGTATTTTCGGATCATCGGTACGGCCAAGTAGGTAGTCAACAGATACATTGAAGTAGTCGGCTACTTTTTTGAGTTTGTCACTCGAAGGGTTATTCTGCTTCCATGAATAAATAGAGTTTTTTCCGAATCCTACATTTTCTTCTAGTCTTGAGAGGCTTATGCCTCGATCTTTACAAAGTTTTTTAACTCTTTCAAACGTAATCATATCAACCATCCTTAATGGCTCATGAAAACAAACTAAAGAAATCTTTAAAAAACAAGTTGACATTTAAAGAAATCTTTAATAAACTGTGTTCATAAGCTATTTATTCAGCTTCTTAGACACTACAAATTAAAGCCTTAAGCTACGTCTCCCAACGTTTCAGGCTGTTTTTGTAGGGTCTATTTAGATATGTCTATACTCTACAATATTCTTTAATTTATGTCAACAAAAAGCTAAATAATTAGCAAAAAAAATAAAGATAAGAAAAAAAATTCCGGAAACGATGTCCCAAAAGTAAATGCCAACTACGTGTTATATAGTGTAGGGCAAAGGAGGAAAAACATTTGAAAGAAAAACAATTGAATAGGATTAAAATTGCTTTGGAGAGCGGTGCCGTTCCATATGTCATAAGGGAGTCAGAAAGAATCGCTCATCTAATTCCAGATTTCACTTCTTTTGAGCAAGAATGCTATTGGCGAATCGGAAAAGCTTTGTTGGCATTCAGAGACAACGGGAGAGAGAAGAAAGCTCTCATTCAAAAAATAATCAGAAGTGTAAGAGCTGACTTTTTAACCGGGAAAAAGAGAAGAATCAGATACGACACCTCATTCGAAGGTGAGGATGGAACTGTATGGGAACCTGAAGACATTTCGGCGAACGTCGTAGGCGAGGTTTTATTAAAAGAAAAGATCGCCCTGTTGGCGCAGGACGACCCACGAAAAAAAACGATATTGGCAATTTGGAACCGAGGATGCACAAACGATTCGGAAATTTCATCGCTTTTGGCGAAGCGATTTGGAGGAAATCCCGAGTCTCACCGTAAGTTCATCCAACGGTTCAGGGCACACTGCCAATCCCAATTAACAGCGTAATTTTCTATACGTAACTAGCCCGGAAGGCACTCGTTACACCATTATCATATCTAATCTGTTGTCAAAAGACAAGCGAACAGTATGCGAACACACCTTCCGATCTAGTGCGTTATACCTAATTAACATGGAGGCGAACATACTATGAATATCCCCAAATTTATCGATTTTCAAACGTATCCAGCGCTAGACCAGCGCAAACTTACCGAAATTTTATATCAAGGCGCATGGCCGGTCGACGAAGATCCGGCGGACTACTACCGTCCACTTTCGATCCAGGTGGTGCGCGTCGGATGAAAGTAACGCTATCCCACCACGCAAAGAAACGAATTACTAAACGATTTAAGATCGGCAACCAAACGCCGGAAGTATGGGCGTCGCAGATGTTATCTAATGCGATTTACTGCGGCATCGGTCCGGACAACAACGGAAAAGATGCTCGGATGTATTCCCATCGTGGAGCAACGTTCATGCTTGCGGTAGATGAAGACGTTGTTAAAACCGTAATCCCACCGAATAAGGGATGCATCAATCGAATTCGGCGTAAAGTGACGAATTTCATTACGGAAGAAATTACGAAAATGTCGCAACAAATTACGGAAGAGGTGGCTAGGATCGATAAGTTTCGCGATGAACTCGAAGAAGAGATCGGATATTTAGAAGACCGTTTGTCTCGCGCCCGGTCATTGTCGACTAAATTGGCGTTGCAGGCCCGAATTAATGCGGTTCGTATGCGCATGGATGAATTGCCGGAAGAATCGCACGAAATAAGACGCGAACTGACGCGTACAGCGAGGGGAGTCGCCGCCTATGTCTAACGCATGGTTAATCGAAATTGTTGGCGTCATTGCAGCGCTTGTAATTGGCGGACTTATTTACGAAGTTAATCGCGAAGAGAGCGAATGAGGGCGGCGAGTGTGCGGCCCGGCGCTCGGAGAATGTCGGGGTGTCCGTTAAGTAAGAGAGTCGCGTCGCTACTGCTTCGCGCTGGCGCCGTTTCGGACGCAGATACCGGCATTTTGCGAGGGCGAAAAGCCTCAAAATTAAAACGTAGGGGGAAATCGAATGAGTCAATTTCAAAAAGGCGCGGCGGCGCTCAACGCTTTAAACTCAACGAACGAAGGCGGAAGCGAGAACGGGATGGAATTTACGAGTTTTAAGTCGGGATCTTCCTTTAAGGTTCGTGTACTCGGTACCGAAGACCTTATTCGTTTCTACAGCTACGGTATCTACAAGAAAGTAAACTCGTTCGTTGCGCAGAATCCTAGCAAAATGAACGATAAAGGCTTTCCGGTTGCGGATTATACACCGTGGGATCTCGCTTGGAAGTATTATCAGGATTTAAAGAAGGCGGCTGCGGATAAGGGCGACTCAAAAGCGGAAGAGAAGTACAAGGAAGAAGCCGCCAAGTATCGCGTCAAAGAACGTTATGCACTCGGATTCATCGACTTAGAAACCGGTAATCCAATCATCATCGACCTTTCGAAAAAGCAAGCGCAGGCCGTTTACGCAGTTATCACGAAGTTCGAAAAGAAACTCGGAAAGGTTGCGTTTGAGCTTTCGAAAACAGGTTCCGGAACATCAACGACGGTCAGCTTAACGCCGTTTATCGATATGGAAGAGGATTTAACGGATAAGGAACGCGAGAACTTCAGCAAATACGACGGCAAAGAATTCGATATGTCTTTGTTCGACGGCCTGCTTTTCGAAGCCGACGAGAAGACGCAGATCGAAAACCTAGTCGCAGCAGGATTCGATATCAGCTTGATCGGAAAAAGCCTCGGTGCCGGATCAAATAACGAAAAAGATGACGAAGAAATAAACGACGGAGATCTGCCGTTTTAGTAAAACGAAGGAGGACGCTTGAATGTACCAATCTCGAATTGCTCTCGCGATAATATTTTTCGTTTTAGCAGGCGTACGAATCATCTCGGGTGATTTTGTTTTAGGAATTACTCAGGTAACATGTGGCGCGCTACTTTTAGAAACGGCGAGACTATACAAGTTATTGGAGGCGAAGTGATGGCGCATCTCAAGGAAACTATCGGCAAATATTCCGAACTGATCGCCCGCGCGGCTTTATTAGCTAGCGGGTGGCAGGCGGTATCAAAAGCGGAGACGGAAGAACCGTTCGATATCAGCGCAAGAGATCCGGGCACAGGCGAATGGAAGACGTTCCAGGTTAAGACGATCCGGGACCGTAGAGAAGATCGCGGTTTCTTAACGGTAGAAGGGCGCAAAGGAGACGGCCAGCCATATACGCCTGAAGACGTCGACTTCTTCATCGGCGTACTGATCGGTGAGGGTGAATTCCCTCGCGTCTGGATGTTCGATAATCGCGGCATTACCGACTATTGGGGGCCGTCGGATCGGGAAGGCAAGCGCTGGGTCGAAATGGATCTGAATTTCATGCGGGAAGATTTTGCGGAAAATAACGAAGCGGAGGCGGTATGATGGCGAAACTTACAGGCGTTAAGACTCTCGATATGGTAAACGGCGAAATTACGAAGGTTGCGTATAACGGTGCGGAATATGTGAAGACGGATAGTCCCGTTCAGAAAGGCGATCTATTCTTATTAACGGAAGGACACGGTGTGATCGGCGGCGATACCGGAGCGTATTACCTAACCGATAGGGATTGGGACGGAGATATCGTTATACCTACGAAATATGTAGGACTCGCTACAACCGTACAAAAGAAAGGGTACGGTATCGCTTTCCGCAAAGTCTCCGCATCTCAACCGTCATTAGAAGCTCGCGTCAGCACGAACGAAAAGGATATCGCGGCATTAAAATCCGATGTTGCTGCGCTAAAAGGCGAATCTGAAACGAAGTACGTGCGGATTGCTATAGGCGAGGCGAAGGCGGGCGATTTCGTTAAGTTTGACGAAGCTCCAAACGAATATCTAACCGCAGGGAAGTTTTACGGAATTTATCGCGTGGATGATTGCGGAGATCCGCGCATCCATGATGACGAAGGAGACGATTTTGATACCTACGGAGAAGCATTCGAAGTCTACCGCAAAGTCAGTGCCGCAAGTGTAGAGGCCGAGCCGAAGCCTGAACGGTTGAAAGTCGGTGATTATGCGAAGGTTGATTACACCTTCAACAGTCAGTCTAAACGCGGTGATATCGTAAAAATTACCGAGGACGATAATTCGATAATTCCGTTCCTAACCGAACATTTAAACGGAGATAATGCAGGTTGGTTTGCCGAAGACCCACTCGTCCGCGCGACTGACGAAGAAGTTGCCGAAGCAAAACGAAAGCAGGCCGAAGAGGAAGAGCGTAAGAGATGGGCCGCAATCGGACGTGAGGTTGGCGAGTACAAGGTCGGTGATATTGTTCAGTATTTATATGATCGGGAAATTTGCGAGGTTGTGGATGTCGACGAGGACGGTCGCGTAGAAGTCGCTACTCAGAACCACGGAATCTGCGTAGAAAATCAGTCAAGCATCGAGCTAGTCGCGCCAGTCGAAGCGCGTTTCGATTGAAAGGACGCCGAGTAAGTGTCCGCAAAACCTGCCGCCATCTGCGCCGCATGTAACCGGGTATTGAACGAAGGGCGATCCGCAACATATGACTCGCTCTTCGACCGGTACTTTTGCGACGACGCTTGCTGGTCGGATTGGTACGCGGATAATGAGGCGGAATACAGACGGAAATGGACGGAGGAGGTCGATTTATGAGCAGGTCGGATAGGGCATTCGCTTATGTCTTCGGTATCTATAATTCTGCATTGTCCGTAATCGCTATATACAATTCGGAATGGCTATTCGCTGGATTATACGTATCTATGGCGTTATTTTTCGGTGCCATAAATTTTATCTCGGAGTAGTCCGAATCTATCACGCGAGAAAGGAGGATGCGAATGGAACTCGGCAATCTACGGTTGAATCTTAGCGCTTTGACGCCGAAAAATGACGAAGTTAAAAACGAAAAAGTTACCGAAACAGCCAAGCGGAAGAAGAAGGCGAAGACGGCGGAGGCGATCGAGGAGAGTTGGCGCCGGATATTCGCGAGCAAGCTATCGGAGACTGACCGCCAACGATTAAACGAAGTCAAGGCGGCAATGGAAGCGGGCAAGCTCGCAAGGAACCCGTCTGACTGCGTGAACAAGGCCGGCAATCCGAAAGCGTTCAGCAAGGCGGAGGCGATGCGATTATGGAAGACGCTACAGGAACAGCAGCGCGAGGAAACCTTGCGGAAGATGGTCGAGAATACGCCGGAAAACTACTGGCTGATTACAGACGAAGCGCAGCTCAACGATTTCCTTGCGTTACTTGCTGACGAAGAAGAGATCGTATTCGACGTCGAGACGACGGGCACAGACGTATGGAACGACTACATTGTCGGCCATGTATTGACGGCTATTAAAGCGGACATCCACGCGTATATCCCGACGAAGCATAAGACGGACCATCCGCAATTAGATAACGGCTTTGTCGTCGAAAAGCTGCGGCCGTTTTACGAAGATGAGTCGATCGGAAAGCTCGCCCATAACGCAAAGTTCGATATTCACATGCTGGACCGCGAAGGAATCACATTGCGGGGCCTTACGTGGGACACACAGGAAGCGATGCGGCTGCTTAACGAAAATGAACCGTCCTTTGCGCTGAAGAACCTCGTCACGAAATATCTACGGATTAAATCGGACACATACGAAGACTTATTCGGAAAGATCGGATTCGATGAAGTGAGTGATCTAAGAATTGCGCTTGCTTATGCGGCAAAAGACGGTGATGTGACGAGGAAGCTTCGCGATTTCCAACGCGAACATCTGAAGAAGTTCCCGGATATCCTTCGCTACTATGAGACGGTCGAGGTTCCGTTAATCACCGTGGTACAGAAGCTCGAGTCAACCGGGTTCGACATCGACCTGGATTTCGCGGAGGAATACGGTAAGGAGATCAAATCGGAAATCGATCGTTTGTATGCGGAGATTATCGACGAGTTGGGCGACATCAACATTAACTCGCCGGCGCAATTAAAGCCAGCGTTAGAAGAAGCGACCGGAGAAAAACTCGACTCAACCGACGCAAAGAAAGTTCTGAAACCTCTCGCTAGCAAACATCCGATCATTAAGAAGCTGCTCGAGTATAAGGAGAAGTTCAAACTGTACTCAACGTACATCAACGCTTTGCCGGAATTAATCGACAAGAGGACCGGCAAACTCTACACGAATTTCAATCAGAACGGTGCAAAGACCGGTCGGTTCTCATCAGGTGGAACAGGCGTAAACCTACAGAACCAACCGAAAGAAGCCCGGAAGATGTTCGTAGCTCCTAAAGGATACGCGATATTAGGCGGAGACTGGAGTCAGCAAGAATACCGATGCCTGGCGTACTTCTCGCAAGATCCGAAGCTAGTCGATAACTACTTGCAAGGTAACGATTTGTACGCGTCAATCGCTTCGGAGGTTTTCAATAAGCCGATCGAAGAATGCGGCGATGGATCAGTATACCGGAAACAGGCGAAGGTCATCATGCTTGCGGTTGCTTACGGGGGTGGCGCGAACATGCTCAAGGACGCTATCGGAATATCGAAGAAAGAGGCGCAGAAGTTCCTCGACAACTTCTTCGAAAGGTTTCCGGTGGTCAAAAAGTGGGTCGAATCGAATCAAGCCTTCGTTAAGAAGCACGGATATGTTTGGATGGATCGCGGCCAACGTAAGAGACGTCTGCCTGACGCGAAGGACCGTAACGCTAAAGGCCACTACTCGGCGGTTTATACGCAGTCAACAAACGCAAGAGTTCAGGGGTCAGCAGCGATCCAGACCAAAGCGACGATGATTGCGCTGCAAGAGTTATGTGACAGGAAAACGGCTGAAGGACGCGGAGAATGGCGGATATGGTGCGTGGTGCATGATGAAGCGCTGCTTTTAGTTCCGGACACCATCACGCGAGAAGACGTTAAAGATTTCGAGGATGTCATGCTGAACACGTACGTTTTCGGAAACATTCCGAACAAGACTGATATCGAGATCTGCCGCAGATGGGGAAACGGAATGAAAATCGACGAGTTCTTCACCGGAAAAGTATTGCGTGAAGAATACGGAAAAGAGTCGGATTATACACGCCAATTACAAGTTGTCAGTGAAGGCTGGCAAGGAAGCTGAAAGGGGACGATTAATTGACGAACACAAACGGAAGATCAGCCGCAAATTCACTGCGGGCACACATAAAAGAACCGACCACATACGCGCAGCAGATTGCGGACGAATTGGTCGAATATCTGAACGAATGGCACTCGCTGCCGGAGACGTGGGATAACGCCCTGGACGCGCAGATTCATAAATGGTACGCCAACGCTCCGAAAGTATTTCCGAAGAAACCGTATTTCTCACCGTCATCTGCTAACGCTTGCCCACGCGAGCTTTATCACAAGGCGATCGGATCTCCGAGGGACGAAACGAAGAAGCCTCCGTATCAAGGACGATGGACTCGTATCGGTACAGCGATCGGCGACGTAATCCAGCGCGACATTCTCTTCATGGAGAAACATTTCGAGAAGAAGACCGGGCGGATATGTCCGTTCAGCTTCGAAAAGAACGAAGACGGCACGCCGATGTTCGAGGATTTCGCGAAAAGGAATCATCCGGTCACACATCGCGGCTACTCGTTCAATCTGTACGGAACTTGCGACGGCATCATGCGGTATGTAACGGAAGACGGCGAAGTGCTGCGCGTCGGCCTCGAGATTAAGTCGAAGCAGACTACCGCTGCAAAGACGTCCCTCCATTCGATGCGGCAGCCGGAAGAAAAGCACGTCAAGCAATGCGTCGCCTACGGTCCGATGTATGGCGTCGACATATACGTCATCCTTTACGTGAACGCGGCTAAAAAGTCGTGGGTTTATCCGGAAGGGGAATTCGAAAAGTCGCCGGACATGCGGGCGTTCGGCATCGAAATTACGGAGGAAGACGTCGAGCAGCTATTCGATAGATTCGTAGAGATTCGCAAGTCTGTCGAAGAGGGAACGCCTTTACCGTTGGATCTGAACGGCTGGACGTTTAACGGATACAAGACGGCTATTGCGAAGTCGCTGACGGACGAAGAACTGGCGGAGCTTCGCGCAAAAGTGTCGCAAGTACGGAGATCGAACGTATACGAATCTACGAAACGGCAGTACGTTGAGGCGCTCGAATTTATCGAAAGAGTGCGGGCAGATGAGTAGCGCCAAGCCTATCCGAGTCCTTGCGTTCGACACGTCGATGACCTGCCCCGGCGTCGCAATCATCGAGGTACGTAATCGAAAGCCAACGATCAAAGCGCTATCGCACGTCAAGCCGAACCCTAGCCGGTCACACGCGCACCGAGCGGAAGTTATCGAGGGCTGGGCGATGATGTTTCTCGATAAAAATTGCCCGCGCGATGGATTCGACTATGTGGTGCGGGAGGACTTCGCGGGCAAAACGTCTACATCGAACTATCCGGTTCTGTCGGCGTGGAACGCATGCGAACGAGCAACGTCGCGATTCGGGTTATCGTTCGATAAGTATTGGAAGACTCCGACCGCAAAGCAACCGCAACTCGGAATATCAGCAACTCGTGTTAAGTCGTTGGTTGCCGGATCAGGCAACGCAGAAAAGGACGAAGTTGAGGCGTCGGTTCGGCGCATGACCGGATATACCGGCGAGTTTGCAAACTTCGATGAAAGCGATGCGGCTGCGATCGGACTTGCGTGGCTGATTCATGTTGGCGTAATAGATAAACCGAAGGAGTGATTCGAATGGATAAAGCGATGGAGTATATCGATAAGCTGGCGGCAAAGCTCGGAGTTGCGGCCGATCATGTATACGGAGTTCTCGTAAAGCAGGCATTCGCAACCGGTGTGACTGATTCGATTATCGGGTTCGTTTTTCTAATGATCGCAGTTATTGCGGGAGTCATAATTACGAAGGTGACTGTAAAATCGTATGAGAAGCGCTATTGTAGTTGGGATTGCGAATGGTTTTTCGTGGTGCTTGCTGTCGGTTTTTTAGTGGTTACTCCGGGAGGATTCGGTATTTATGCGATCTCAGAAGGTATCAAAGCGCTAATCAATCCGGAATACTACGCGATCAAAGAAATTCTCGACACAATCGGAGGGAAGTGATCCGATGTTTAAACAGCGACTTATCGAAGCACTAACGATCGTTGCGCTAATCGGTCTGAGTGTCGCGGGAGGATGTATCGGATATTTTGTCACTAATTTTCTACTCGCGATTCCGGTTATTGGTGTGATTGTTTGGGTCGTTATAAGTATCATAGCAGTCTTCATGGTGGCGGTAGTTATCTGTGGCAGCGCTGTCCGGCTACAAAAGGCATACCGCGAACATAAACGCGTTCAAAAGGACGCAGAGGAGGAAACTCGATGACCTACGAATGCTACGGCGCCTCAGCCGCACAGTTACGTCAGTCCTTGCGATGGCTTGACGAACAACTTATCGATGTTGATTACGCAATCAGCCGGCACGACACGAAGCTGAGCGAATTGAAAAACGAGCGTGACCGGATTCTGGCGAGAAAAGACGAAATAGAGGCGGAATTAAAACGGAAGGAGTCGATCGAATGACGTTGCTATTCCTAATCTTTGCGCACTTACTTGCGGACTATCCGTTTCAGGGAGATTTCTTGGCGAATATGAAAGGTAAGAACGTTATCGTGCTTCTTTCTCACGCCGGAATTTGGGCCGGAACAATATCGATCGCAGCGTATTTGTCGGGGATTCAAATAACTTACGTTGACATTGCAACGCTTTTCATCGTACATGCGATCGCGGATTATTTAAAAGCGAAGCCTGTCGGTTTCTATAAGAAGCTAGACGCATTAAGAGGCGGACTGCTACTGGATCAATCGATCCACCTCGCACAGATCATCGTTCTCCTATCGTATAAAGGAGCGTTATTGTAATGCTAATCGCCTATTACTCGCTGGCCGGAAACGTCCGCCGATTCGTAGCCAAGACCGGCCTGCCTGCGGTCGAAATCAAAGCGGATATGCTTTTAACGGAGCCGTTCGTCTTGGTAACGGGGACTTACGGCTTCGGTCAGGTCGCTGGCACCGTTTGGGACTTCCTCGCGGACAATGGCGATTTAATGGCGGGCGTGGCTGCGTCAGGCAATCGTAACTGGGGCGATAACTTCGCCAAGGCTGCGGACTTGATTGCGGAAGAGTACGGAGTGCCGATCGTCCACAAGTTCGAACTTGCGGGCACGGCGGAGGATGCCGCTAAAGTTCGCGAGTTTGTGAGCGAATATTTACGGAAAGGGTGAGAGCTATTGACGAATAAGCACGCGAAGTATATCGAACTTAATAACGAAATTATGATACGGAAGAACGGCGGCTTTCAATTCGAAAAGGATGCCGAAGCCGTCCGTAGTTATTTCATAGATTACGTGAATCAGAATACGGTATTTTTCCACGATCTGCGCGAAAAGCTCGATTATCTGATCGAGAACGATTACTACGAGCGCGAAGTCTTCGAGCCGTATACGTTTGACGAGATCAAAGAGGTCTACAAGGCGGCTTATGCGCACAAATTCCGTTTCCCTTCGTTTATGAGTGCGTTTAAGTTCTACAACGACTATGCGCTCAAGACGAACGATAAGAAGAAGATCCTCGAACGGTACGAAGACCGCATCGCCATCTGTGCGCTGTTCTTCGCGAAAGGAGACGCAGCCAAGGCGATCGAGTTTGCGGAAATGATGATCCGGCAGGAATATCAACCAGCCACACCGACGTTCTTGAATGCCGGGCGGAAGCGACGTGGCGAATTAGTATCGTGCTTCCTTCTCGAAGTTAACGATTCCTTAAACGATATTCAAATGGCGATCGGAACAGCGATGCAACTTTCGAAAATGGGCGGAGGCGTAAGTTTGAATTTATCGAAGTTGCGAGCGAAAGGTGAATCGATCAAAGGAATCGAGAACGTAACGAAGGGCGTCGTTGGAGTTATGAAACTCCTCGATAATGCCTTCCGCTATGCAGATCAGCAAGGCGCAAGAGCGGGGGCAGGAGCAGCATATTTGAACGTGTTCCATCGCGATATCAACGATTTCCTCGATACCAAAAAGATTAACGCAGATGAAGACGTCCGGGTCAAGACGCTGTCGATCGGCGTTGTCATTCCGGATAAGTTCATCGAACTAGCTCGAGATGACCGGGACGCATATGTTTTCTATCCACATACGGTCTATAAGGAATACGGAAAACATCTTGACGAAATGGATATCGGAGAAATGTACGACAAACTCGTCGAGAATCCGAATGTCCGCAAAGATAAAATCAATCCGCGTCAGCTACTCGAAAAGCTCGCGATTCTGCGGTCCGAATCGGGATATCCGTACATCATGTTCGAAGATAACGTAAACGCTGCTCATGCGCTGAATCACATTTCGAAGGTTAAATTTTCGAATTTGTGTTCGGAGGTGCTTCAGGCATCGCAGGTATCCGAGTACTCCGACTACGGCGAAGAGGACGCAATCGGTCTCGACATCTCGTGCAATCTCGGCTCGCTGAACATTGCGAACGTCATGGCGAACAAGTCGATCGAGCAAACGGTTAAGCTCGCGGTCGATTCGCTGACGGTCGTATCGGAATCAACGAATATCAAGAACGCGCCGGCAGTCGCGAAGGCTAACCGTCAGATGCGTTCGATCGGACTCGGAGCGATGAACCTGCACGGATATCTTGCGCAGAATGGGATCGCTTATGAATCGGAAGAGGCTCGCGACTTCGCTAACGTATTCTTTGCGCTCGTTAATTATTGGTCGCTGGTGCGGTCGATGGAGCTTGCGAAGGAAACCGGAAGCACGTTCGAGGGATTCGAAGGATCAACGTATGCAGACGGCAGCTACTTCGATAAGTACATCGCAGAGGACTTCCGTCCTAAAACGGAGAAGGTCGCGAAGCTGTTTGAAGGCGTTGAAATTCCGGAACGCATCGATTGGGTTCGCTTGGAGGATAACGTACGGAAATACGGACTCTACCATTCGTATAGACTTGCGATTGCGCCGACGGGATCTATTTCGTATGTGCAGTCGGCTACGGCGTCAGTCATGCCGATTATGGAGCGCATA